TTCGACCATTGCAAGACAAGCCTCATAGTCTGTGACTGGGTAACTAAATAGACAGGTAAGCCTTGCAGCGATGCGACCTTGATTGATTTTCGCGTGACCGTAGATTTTAGAACGACTTTGCATAATGTCGATTGCATTGATAAGTGCCTCGGTTGCTTTCATTTATTCCTTCCAGAATTCTTGTCGTGAAACTGCACGACCTCGTAAGTAGCCGTCACGATGACCTTGCTCTTTGCCAATAGTAATGCCCATGTAATAGCCGATAGTTGTAAATAAGATTCCAAATGCAAAACACCAGAATAATGACATTAGTTACTCCAACACATTGATTGATAGTCAGTGATTAAGCACCATTGGCCTAAAGCATCATCAAAGATGGCTTCATAACTATTGCCAAAGTCCTGAAGGATTGTGCGTGCCGCCATGAGGTTGGCGTAATTGTCAAACCAATAGATGTAATCCAGTTCATAATTGACTGGACCTTCGAAGCGTCCGTCCTGTGCTTCCCAGCCATTGCCCTTGAACTGCATCGAGGTTTCGTTTAGATTCTCGAAATCCTCTGCCATGTCCATATAAACTGCTTTCATTGCGCCCATCTTTAGCCCCTTTTCCCAATTCGTTCGATTGGTTATGGCATTAGTGTTGCACAGGATTCTCTGGAGTCAAGCCTATTTTGATAACGAAATGGTAACAATTCTCCATCGTCCATTTGGACATCTATATCCCTGCGTACAGGGAAAATGTCACTAGCGAGGCCGCCCATAACGCTTACCATGCACTAAAAACGTGCCATCCTTTTCTACATAAATTAGGTCAACCTGGACATTCTTGCCTATCTCTGTGACAATGGCGAAGGCTTGCTGCCAATTGGGCATAGAAACGTATTTGGCGGCCTTAACATTCATTGCGTGTCCGATTTCTACTCCATGCAGTACGCGCCTCACAGAGCCGTTGTAGGCCTCGGAAGAGGCACTCCTGCCAGCACGATGCGTGTGTCCCATAATTGTTGAAACGCCTGCTTTCTTGGCTTGGTTCAACGCGCTCATTCCAGGGTTAGGATTAAGAGGTCCTTGGTCACCGTGAACGGCAATCCAGCCCCTTGCAATAGGGTAAGCCTCTTTGTGAAATTGAATACCTAGTTCATCGAGTTTCATGAACTTCTCAAACCTAAGTTCTGGAAGGGATAAGAAGGCTGGAATCTTCTTCATAATGACGTTATAAAGGCGGTCAGTATGGTTTGACCTAATGGCGTGCGCTTCCTTGGCGTATTGAGTCAATCGCCATAACACGTCAACTGTGTGGTCACGGTCATCGGCTAGTGTCTGTTCGTACCAGCCTGGAGTGTTCTCTGTCCAACGGCTTATTTGTGGGAGGTCAATCTCATCTCCAATAGTAACGACAGAATCATGCTTAAACGCTTTTGCAAATAATTCAAAGTTTCGTACAACATGTGCATCCTCATAGGGACACTGAAGGTCGGGCCAAACGATAGTACGTTTCATTCATCCTCATCGTCATCCTCGTAATCGCCGAATTTTTCGGGTTCGATTGGGGTAGGCAAAATCCAAGCAGGATAGGCTTGCGGTTCTGTAATCATAAATAACACAACAGACTCAGGAAAGCCTGCTTTTTTTAATGATTTGTAATATTCATGAAGCCCAATGCAGAAAGCATCAAGTTTTGAATAGCCCTGTTCTTCTAGTGCCTTGGTTTCTTTTCTTGCCATAAGAGAATTGTTACCTCTCTAGGATACGAATTATTGTTTCAACACGCGCTTCCAATGCAGTAATCTGGTCACGCATGGATGAACCACCGTTAGTCTTTAATTCGTTTAGGTAATGCTTTACTAACCATTTTACCGCACCAATAAATGAACCAATAACGGTCAGCGCAGCAACTACAACACCCATCCAATCTGTTGGACTCATGAGATTTGGTCATCGGATGGGTCTAGGTACTTGACGATTGGAGCAACTAAAGCGGATGCAAGAACTGCATATTCAGGACGAATATCAGCAACTAGCGCAAGGCCTAAAGTAATTGCTGAAACTGCAACAGCCTTTAGGTAGGACTTGATTGCGTTCTTTGTGTTTTTATTCATTTCCATTTCCTATTCCTAACATTGGGATATCGAACCACGAACCGTTCTCATCGCCCTTTTTAGTAAAACTGATATGGATATGTGCATGGTGGCTATTAATGCCAGAATAAGTTCTCCAACGCCAAAACGATTTAGCACTGGCAATCTTTCCTGCGAAAATGACATAGGAGATTCGCTTATCGCCTGCTTTGGCACACTCGCGTATTTGGTCGGCAAGATAAGCACCTGTGCTGGGGCGTGAGTCGAAGTCCTTATCCACATCAATAGCCCTGACGATTCCGTTAGCCTTATCGGGATTGTGGTCACTCTTACGATTGGAGTGTGCGGCATCGCCTATCCAACCATCGGACTTTCTATCGCGGTCAGGGAATGAATCATCAATCTGCTCACGAAGTTGTTGCCCTGCTTTACAGAGTAGAGGCTTCATTACGAGCAATCATTTCATCATAAGCAGACTTTAAGCCTGACCAAGTAGAACCATCTTCATTTTCAACAATGACACATTCAACGCCGTCTATATTTAAATAGTTTTTAATCATAATTCACATCCTGTAAAGAAAATAGTTCCACCATTATTATAGAATATTGTTGCCTGACCAGCAGTAAAGGCTGCTCCAGCAGTTATTTCAAGACTTGCTGCTGTTAAACCCGCATTATTAAATGTAATAGCGGTTGCAAAAGTAAAACCTGCCGCATTATTTCTTAACGCAAAACTTCCTACGGCGGATACAGTCACCCCAGTTGGCGGAACTCTTGGTGCGACCAAGTAAGGAATTTGGACTAATGCCTTTGTTGTTGTAAAGGCTTGTGCTGGCGCGAAATCTGAACCACTAGAAGTATAAGCAGGTAAATACCTTTGGCAAGCGGCTAATTCTCCTTGAATTGTTCCACCTGCACGGCTAAAGGTTGTGGCAGTTGAGCCTAGTTCTAGTTGAACGCCAGTCACCTCAAAGTAGTCTGCTGCACCAGCAGTTCCCACTGGAGTAAAATAAAAGTAAAATCCTAATTGCGTTGCTGTAGCACTAACAGTTCCAGTAAAGGTAAAGCGTTGCCAAGTTGTTGTTAGCGTAGCACTTATTGCACTTACTAAAGAACTTCCAGTTAAACCACTATTAACATTTTGGTCTGTTCCAGTTCCAGAAAGCAATTCACCTAGAAGTAAACTTGATGCAGCAGAATAATTTGCACCTTTTCTAGCCCAAAAACTTAAAGTAACTTTTTGACCAGCAAATCTAGTCGAATTAACACTTTCTAGGGATTGACTTAAATAAATATTTCCTGTATTTGTTTGACCTGAGTTTCTAGCCACTCTTGCACAGTATTGAATTGTTGGCAGATTAGTTGTATCGCTTGTTGTTTGACGAGATACAGTTGTAGCAGGGGCAGTTGCACCGATTAAGGTAGTCCATCTATCTGCTGTATAAGTTTGTGTTGGAGATGCAAAAGTTGTTCCTCTTTGCCATATATCCATTCCGCCATTTATGACTGCGTTCTTACCAGCAGCAGTAACTACGGATTGACCAAGCAGGTTTAACGTGCCGTTAGTATCGTTTACATCGCTAGCAGAATAGACATCTCCATTCGCATAGGTCGTTTTTAGTGGGAATCCAACAGCCATTAGCACACCTCTTTCATAGGGTCAATTCTAGTACATAACATCGAGTAAAGGCTCCTGCGTGGTCAAAACTGTTACCCATGTGTTTGGGGTGATGTCGTGGGCTACTCCTTGACATTGCAAGGTCTTGACAATGGTTGAACCACCTTGTCCATCATTGGTGATTTCCATTGTGTCAAAGTAATCTAAGTCAAGCGCTGCTGTAACTCCAGGGCCATAGCCTAAAGTAACTAGGTCCAGGGTAATAGAATCAATGCGGATTGTTGTTTCTTTGCGCGTAGTCACATAGGCCGTTGCCAGCGCTAAAGCGTTTGCGTCTGTTTGCATCAGCATATCTGGAGCAGTAATAGCGTGTGTAAAGTATTGTGCAACAGATGTGGCATCTGAATAAGTTTGCGCTGTGCCGCCTATGCGTGTAACTGTCGCTGAGTTCACAATAGTTTTATCGTCAAAGGCAAACTGAATACCAGCATAATTGATATCAGTCGAGCCAGTAGCATTAGAAAATTTAGTTGACGTGGCTGATTGAGCATCTACAACATATTGACGATTCTTGAATATGGCGTTTCCAGCCTTGTCAATGTAAAACGCGCCTTGCTCTGTGAACTCAACAGTTTGGATAGCCTGAAGAACTGAGCGAGTTCCACCAGGGTCAACTTGACAAGTTGTGTTGCCAGTCTGAATTGAGCGCTGAGAGTTTGGCCATGTAACCATGTCAAGAATCTTGCCAATACGTGTGCCCGTATCTTGGCCAGCCGTAGCACCTGTGACTGTTGTTACATTTGAGTTAAAAAATAAACGGAAAGCGTCATAACAGATAAAGTCGACAAATCCTGTTTCCTGTGATGTCGGATATGTGTATTTGTATTCTGTAATGTAACCAGAAAATATAGAATACAAAGTTCCAGAATAGTTGGCTTGAATCTGAATCTTGCGCAATGGTTGAACATCGGGATAATAAATTGACGATGTGTTTTGGGGATTGAAATTGCCTGTTGGGTCGTTCACGCGCACAACCGCAGTTGCAGAGATGTATTTATCTTGCAAAAGATTGCGCTCTCTGCGTGTGTTAATTTTAAGAACAGAGGCAGATACATCAACAATATCTGGAACAACTGTGCCAAGTTCAGCAAAGCCCAATTGACCAGTACCCAACACCATCACAGTACCAAATGATGCACCTTGGGTAAGGTTAATTTTAACAATAGGAGTTGCTGGTAATGCCATTAATACACCGTTGAATAGTTGATTGGTGTGCCAGCAGCCTGGTTGTTATAAATACCTTCAGTAATAGAAGCAACTAAGTCACGTTCTGTAATAGTTGAACCAGCATTATTAACAACAACGCTAATGTTTTGAACTCCACCTTGACGTGCGAGAGCGCCTAAGTGTGTATCTCCAAATCCCATGAAATCACTTAATGAGTTAGCAGGAAGTCCAGCAGCAGCATTGCCTGCTGATTCTCCAAGACGGGCAGAACCAGCATTAAAGCCGCCCATACCAATTCCCATCGAGCCAGTTACAGGTGGTACAAAATTTGCTAGGGCCGCTAACTGTGCTGCAATTGCTTGAAGTGTCATGAGCCAT